CTTAATGTAATCCCTTAAAGCCTTTAATAGCATAGCATATTTGTTTTAACAAATATACCTAAATATTTTTTTCAAAATATCCTACTCCCCAAAACCAGCTAGCAATCAATAATAAACGGCCAACCCAGCTCCAGGCTATAGGATTAAAATCAAGAAATATAAAAGAAATAAGTAGGTAGCAAATTAGCATCCAGATTAAAAGAGCGTAAACTTCTTTGTTCATATTGAAAATTCAAATTTTGTCCCAAGCATTAATTCAGTAAAACCCCAAACCAATGCGTCAACTCGGTCAGGCGATTTGCCTTTATCTGGATCAAATGTAATCATTTGTTTTTCTAGTATTGGAAAATGCCCAACGTGGTATATTTTATTTTGCTCATAAAGGCTATAAATAGGCTCTGCACGGACGTACTTTCCCTTGGTTGCAGTTACTAGCTTTATTCTTGCGGTCGTATTTTGCGACCTTAAAACGCTTTCTACCATATCACCGCCTTGGTTTTTTTCTGCTACTATGCAATCAGCATCCCAATTCTTAAATGCCTGACTTGCTATTTTTGCCCATTCGTTAGGAGAATACTTACCGGACAAATCCTCTAAGAGGTAACCTTTGCCGTGCGCATCCTTTCCAAGTACAACAATACCTGTTTCGTCTGATTCTAGGTTGGCGGACGCCGCTGGATCAATAGCAATAACTATTCGTTCCAAATTTGGCTTGGATGCAATTTTTATTTTTTCAATTAAAGGCTTAGACCAAAGTAAGCCTTCAGCATCGTCTAGCCATTTGCCTAAAAATAAATGCTCGTATCTGTGGAGGTTTTCTGCTTTAACTCTTTGCGCTTGATCAATAAAGCTTTGCGAAAGGTTTCGCTCATTGTCTAGGTAAGTTGTATGTATGTAAGTGCAGTTGCTAATTTTCTGCTTTACAAAGCGGTTATAAATCCAATGTGACTTGTAGCTTGGATTCATTACAAGAATCACGCGGTTAGGCTTATTTGCCGCCCTGATTGAAAGGTCTATGCGGTCAAATACGTCCTCATCCATTAACTCTTCTGATTCATCAAGAATAAACGTTGTAACTCCAGCAATTGACTTTAAATTAGCCGTTGCCGTGCCTTGGCTTGTCTTGATACCTCTAAATAAAATCTTTGAGCCTGTAACCTTGTTTATAATCTCGCTTTGCGTAATCTCGAAATCTTCCGCTTTATTCATTAACTCGATTTTGTCGATAAATTCAGGGATAATGGAAATAAAAGCCGAGGTCAAAGTCCAACGAGTAAAAAGAATAACGTGGCCTTCCTCATAAGTAAGGTTTAACAGAAATAACGAAAGTGTCCAAGACTTACCCGAGCCTCGTCCTCCAGTAATTAGGAAATACCGATTTTGTGGCTCTTCGTAAAATAAAGGCTCGTATTTGTCAATTATTTGGATTTTATCCACTCGATTGGAGGCGTGATTTTATCGCCTTTAGTTGTATGGTCGTGGTCAAACCTATCTCTCTGCCCTAGTCTTTGTTTACCTAGCCAAATAAGCATACCACGGTCTTTATCCTTTAAAGCTGCTTCATATTGCTTGGCAAGTAGCAAGGCATCTCCCTTGCTCCTATTTTGTCGTAAAAACTCGGTAAAACCCATTGCGAGGTCATCCTTGCAACGGTTGTAAAATGTCTCCTCGTCAATACCTAAATAGGCAGCGCATTGGACTCCTGTGCATCCTGCTTGGACGAGTCGTCCCATTTCTATCCAGTCAATCGGTGATTTTGGTCTTGCCATATTACAAAGGTACGCCGTTTTTCTTAATGACTAAAGCTGGGTCTAATTTACGCATTCTGTCGACAATGACTTGACAATACTTTGGGTCTAGTTCCATACCATAGCACTTGCGTTTTAATTGGTGTGCAGCTACCATTGTAGTACCTGTGCCGCAAAATAAATCTAAAATTGATTTTGATAAATCCATTTTTTCAATAATCCAAGATGGAAATGAAATTGGAAATGTTGCTTTATGAATTTGTGCATATTCATTACCACTTGCGTTTTCTGTTTCAATAACATTAGGAAATTTGCCTTGCCAACTTGCTGGAAATGACCTACCTTTTGATTGAAAAGAAAATACAAAAACATATTCCCATTTGCATCCAAAAGTTCCTTTATTAATATGTGGTGGGTATTGTTTTTTATTCCAAATTAAAACATCTTTAATTTGTTCTTTTAATTGATATTGATAATCAATTAATGCGTGTTTATTACTTTCTAAAAGTTGCAAATTTACAAATGAATATGTTGAATTATTTAAAGTATTTATTGTGAAATCATATAAAAATTTTATATAATCATCATTTGTTTTGTCATCATTATCGTTTTCATAAAAGTTTCCACGCACATTTTTACCAGCATTATAAGGAGGACTAGTAAATGAAATATCTGCCTTTTCACCATCCATCAACTTTGCAACTGTATCAGAACAGGTACTATCTCCACAAAGCAAACGGTGGTCTCCAATTTCAAATAAATCACCAAGAACGATATCTGTTTGCACTTCATCAGGCATTTCGTAATCATCCTCCTCCGCACTTAACTCCTCTTTTACTTCAAAGTTAGGAATATCCAAACCCCAATCCTCTAATTTATCCGCATCCCATTCATTAGCTAATTGCTCCCAGTCCCATTCACCAAATCCAACGTTGTCTTTAATTATAAATTGTCTCTGCTCCTCTTCTGTAAGGTCATCCGCAAAAATGATTGATACTTCTTTTAATCCAGCTTCTTTGCAGGCCTTTAAGCGCATATTACCGCCTAAAACAATCATATCGCTATTAACCACAATCGGACGAATCTCCAGCATTTTAGGAAAGTCTTGAATTGACTTTACAAGCTTTTTAAATTTATCGTCCTTTAATATTCTTGGATTATTAGGATTGTTTTTTATTTCGTTAAGTTTTACTTTCTGTATTTTCATATTGTTTTATTTTCAAGCTAAATTACTACCTACCCCCACCCATTATCTGTTTTAAAAAAACCTTGCCCGATTGGACAAGGCTTTAATTAACAAAAACCCAAAAAAACTATCTACTTTAAACTAATTACTTCGCCAGTTGGCTTACCTTGAAAATCGCAAAGCCATCCATTCCATTCAAATTTAACTTCCTTTTCTCTGCCTTGATAGGCGCTTGCCAATATTCGTATTTGCCTCTGGACTATTTCTATGCTTTCAAATGCGCCTCTGCCTTTCATTGACCAATCGGACCATTGTCCGTCCCTTAGTCTGTATCTAATTTCAAGTGAATAATCCGTGTTAGTTTTAGGTAACTTCTTAGCCATTCTTTTGCCTAATTACAACCTCCAATCCTATAGCATCGCATATTTTACGCAAGTTGTGTAAGGAAATAGATTCCCATCCATTTTCCACTTGATTTATTGGCGCGTGGCTCATATCTAATTTGTCGCACAATTCTAGCTGCGTAAATCCTTTGGCTTTTCTAGCTTTCCGTATTAATAAACCTTCCTCTAAACTCATTTGCTTATCATTTACGCAAATATAAACTTTAAATAATTATCAAAGCAAAAACATAGATTAGGTTAAAAAGGAAGTAAAGGATAAATACCCATTTGTATAAATTCCTCGCCTTTCTTTACCAAGCATTTCCGCACGTTCAACTCAAAAACGTTTTTATCGTTAAATTCGTATTTTTTCTGCGCTAGGTCCATTAATAACTTTACCGGATTATCTAAGTCGCTTGCTGAATTGCTAAAGCCAAAAAAAAATTCAACTCTTAACATTTGTGCAGGATCAATCTTTTTTGTTGGCATCTGTAAAAGCATATCCTTTTCGTATTGCTTGTAAGCTTGCGTCTTAAAACGCTTGCCTTGCCAGGCTTCGTTTACGCTTAAAGGTTTTTGCTTTATTTTAAATTCAATCATTGCAGATGCTATAGATAAAATCTAAAACTATGGTAAACATAAAGACAGAACACATAAACAAAATGCCAAAATGCATTTGAAAATAGATAAAAAGGAATATTGCTAGGCAAGTGCTTACAATGCTAAACAAATCCCTTTTTTTTGGTCTAAAATGGGAGAGAAGATTCTTCATCTTTTTTATATTGTGAATCAAATTCCCAACCAGCATTTGTAACTCTTGCTCTTTCTGGACCTTGAATATAAATTTTATTATCAGATGGCTTAAACTCGTTTTTTTCTTTAGGCTTATCACTTAGATAAGTGCTAACCTCAAAGTAATGCGTTGCCTTTCCCTCTGTCTTTTCCTTCTTTTCCTTCATATCTAGATTCACCCACTCAGAATCGTTTTGATCTAGATAAGCAATTAGCTTGTTTAAATC